AAAAAGGTTAATTTGTGTTATTTCAAACACTAGACAATAAACATAAATGTATAGGAGTCTACTATGACGGAAATCTTTACTTTAATCGTGAACTTCCTAACGGAATTAACAAAACATGGTCTTATGCATCTTTCCTCGGGGATAGAGAAATTAGATACGCACATCTGCAATGTGGTGGCAAATCTATTGACAGTGTTTGTCCCCCCAGTATAAAAAAAGACTGGAACCAAGTTAATAGGAAGATAAAAGCATTTATGAGATCAATCCATCTGGCAAAAGTTTCATTGGATGATAATTGTTTTTATGACTTGATACCGAAGAAATTTTTACTTGAATTTTGTGAAGTAAAAAACCGAATTACAAAACACGTTTTTGAAAATTTTTTGCCGCCCAAAAATTTGAGATTTTTGACTTTATTAACAAAAGTGGTTGAAGACGTAAATCAACAAAAACTCAACATTGACATAGATGGGTTTAAGCCGCATCTTGCTGAATATAAGGCAAGACAGTGGAGGAAAAAAGTTAAGAGTATTTCGCCATATATAAAATATGATATTTTTGGGACCAAGACCGGTAGATTAACAACAAAAAAATATAGTTTCCCAATTCTTACTTTTCCGAAAAAATACCGCTCCATCATTAAACCAAATAATGATATATTTGTCGAATTAGATTATAACGGAGCCGAATTGAGGACTTTGTTGGCTTTGTCAGACAAAAATCAGCCAGCAACAGATATACACGAGTGGAACAGAAAACATTTATCTGGAAACAAAACCTCATCGAGACAAGAAATTAAAAATTCTATCTTCGCTTGGCTTTATAATTCAAAAGAGCACCCAAATGAAAAAGTACTGAGAAAGATGTTTGATAAAGATAAAGTTTTGAACGATTATTGGGATGGCGAAGTTGTAAAAACCTGTTTTAACAGAGAGATACCAGCAGATAAACATCATGCATTAAATTACACAATACAAAGTACGTGTGCTGACCTCATTTTACAAAAAATGATTAAAATTCATGATATGCTGAAAGGCAGAAAATCAAATATTGCTTTTTGCGTACATGACAGCATAGTTATTGACCTGCACACAGACGATAAGCATCTTATGAAAAATATTATAAACGAATTTTCAAATACAAGATTTGGCAAGTTTAAAACTAACGTCAAAACTGGTAGAGATTTCGGAGACCTTGCGGAGCTTATAGCGTAATGGATACTGTTATAGGACTAGGACAAGCTGGATGCAATATCGCTGATGAGTTTGCAAAACACGATCAGTATAAAATTTATAAGATCGATGCCTCAGATAACACTACACAGGAAGACTGGTCTTGGGCGTCATATGGTGTTGAAGGGGGAACTGATAAACATGAACAAAATGGCGTTTGCAAATTTCCTCGCTTAAGTAGTCCAGAAGAATATGAAGAAAAGTGCCCGAATATGAATAACTTCTTCAGAGACGTCAAAGGAGAGCTTCTTTTCGTCATAGGCGGCGCCGGAGACATTTCTGGGGCGTCTTTAAGAATTTTAGAACATCTTAAACATTGTGACATAAACATTTTATATATAAGGCCAGAAATAGAACTTCTTCCGTTAGAAAAAAGGGAACACGAGTGGGCCACATTTAACATTTTGCAAGAGTATGCGAGGTCGGGCCTGTTCAAGAGACTTTATATTGTTAGCAATCCTGAAGTTGAACAGCATTTAGGAGAAATACCAGTTATTGGTTATTATGAACGGCTGAATAAAATGATTGTTTCAACATTACACATGATAAATGTTTACAATCATAACGATCCTGTAACTACCAATTTTTCTACTCCTAAAGACATCAACCGAATCTCTACAATCGGGATCGCTAACAACGAGGATGGTGAAAAAAAACTATTTTATTTGCTTGACAACATTGAAGAAATGCGCTATTATTATGCTATAAATAAGAAAAAATTAGAAACCGATGGAGACATTTTGAAAAAAGTTCGAGAGCAGATAAAAAATGAAGTTCCGACTGGCTACGGAATTTTTGCAACGAAGTATGAGCAGGATTATGTTTATATCATTGCTCATACATCAGAAATCCAACGACAAAAAAATGAAAAAAACACTTGACAAACAGAATTCATTGTGTTACTATGAACATAGCAGAATGAGAAATTAGTCATTCTGACTCTACTCAAACAAAGGAGAAAATAATATGGGTATTGATATGGAAAAAATGCGCACCCGACGCACAGAACTAGACAACAGAGGCGGTAACAACCGAGAATCTTTTTGGAAGCCGCAGGATGGAGAAACAACGATTCGCATCGTTCCTACTCCAGATGGCGATCCTTTCAAAGATTATTGGTTTCACTATAATGTTGGAAACAACTCAGGCTTTCTGAGTCCAAAGAAAAACTTTGGAGAGGACGACGCACTTGATTCTTTCGTTCGCAAGCTTTATAAAGAAGGCACGGAAGAAAGCATTAAAGTGGCCAAGTCTTTGTCTGCTCGTCAGCGCTTTTTTGCTCCCGTGGTAGTTCGCGGAGAAGAAGAAAAAGGTGTGCGCATTTGGGGGTTTGGTAAGATGGCTTATGAAAAGCTTCTTAATCTTGTCCTTAATCCCGAATATGGCGATATTACAGATTCCGAAACCGGAACAGACCTTGTAATTCGTTACGGGAAACCCGCAGGAGCATCGTTTCCTCAAACGGAGATTACTCCACGCCGACGCCCTTCGCCGCTGTGCGAAGACGAGGCACAATGTGCTGAATGGTTGGATACTATTCCAGATCTTGATAAGCTTTTTGAGCGCAAGACTCCGGGAGAAGTCGAGACTATTCTTGATGAATATTTATCAGGGAATGTTGATGATGTCTCCTCTGANAATATAGAGAAATACAATACTGAATCAGGTGATTCGGTGGATAAGGCTTTTAGCGAGCTTCTTTCGTAAATCTCTCTCACCCGCAGGGAGGCATGGGGTTACAGATGTCTCAATTTTAACAAAAGGGGTGAATTATAATGAGTGAAAAAACAGAAAACAAAAAAACAAAGAGTAAAAAAGTAAAAAACAAAAAAACGAAGATTAAAAAAGTAGAAAATGGACAAACAGTGAACGTGCATTACGTCGGGACACTTGATGACGGGACTGAATTTGATAGCTCCCGATCTCGCGAAGAAAGTATTTCTTTTGAGGTTGGGTCAGGTCAATTAATTCCTGGTTTCGATGCGGCTCTTCACGGGATGGCCGTTGGCGAGGTCAAAAAAATTAAACTGGAGCCGAATGAAGCCTATGGACAGATTAGATCTGAACATGTTCAGTCGGTACCGATACAAGCATTTCCTCCTGATTTTGCTTTTCAAGAAGGAGCCATGGTCCAAGGTCAAAATCCTGAAGGCCATTCAGTAACTGCAACAATTGATTCGGTCGGCGAGGAATCTGTTGTATTAAATTTCAACCACCCGCTAGCCGGCAAAACATTGAATTTTGAAATTGAACTTTTGGGCGTTGAAGAACAAGTTTTAGAGAAAAAGTGAAGAGTTTAACAATGACGAGAAAGATCAAAACCAAAGCAGGAAAACTTTCCATGTCGGACATGCGAAACCTTATTAATAAAAAGGCTGGTATGTCTGTTGCGCATGATTTAACCACTGCCAACCCAACAGAAGTGAAAGATTGGATTCCCACTGGTTCTCGTTGGTTAGACTCAATTATTTGTCGTGGGCGGTTAACTGGTATTCCGATAGGCAAAGTTGTTGAAATTGCAGGGTTAGAATCAACTGGAAAATCTTACATGGCCGCACAAGTTGCTTCTAACGCCCAGAATATGGGCATCGATGTAGTTTATTTCGATTCTGAATCAGCAATTGATCCTTCTTTTTTAGAGCGCACAGGCTGTGATTTAGAAAGCCTGCTTTATATTCAAGCACAGAGCGTAGAATTTGTTCTCGAGACAATCGAAGATCTTCTTGCTAATAATGACAATCGTATGCTTTTTATTTGGGACAGTCTTGCTCTGACTCCATCCGTCAGTGATGTTGAAGGCGACTTCAA